AAAGCTATTGTCCACCGACTCCATCTGTTTCTTAGTAACGTCGGCATAATAATCATTACGCTGTTGTACTAATTCTTCAGGTGTCTTACAGAGCAATAACCCGGAGATCTCGATGTTGTCTTTAAAGCGACTATTCGGATCTACTAACAGTGAGAACTTAGGTTGTTCTTCAGCTTTGACGGGCTCCCAACCTTCTCGCATTTTTACTGAGAGGTTCTGTGGGTCTGAGCGTCCAAGTGTGGAGACACGAATCCAACGATAACAGTATCCCGGTTGTTTATCTGGTTCAGGTAACAACTCAGGCGGTGTCCACTGCTGGGGACGTTCCGTGGTAATACGGGTATCAAGTTCGCGTGCAAGTCTATTTATAGCCATTTTAGTTATTCTCCTTAGATGTCTTTAAAAACTCCTTAGCATAAGTTTCGGGAGTTATTCCTAGTTTCTTAGTTAATGCCATCTGCGACGCATTTAGTTTTATCCGCTTGGAGGATGTACTGCGGGTCGCTGGAGCAACTACAGTGGCTGGTCTTGTTCCTGTGCGCGAATCGGGCCTGCCGCCCCCGGTCGTCGTTTTTTCTTCGACCCCAAAATACTCTGGGAATCTTTTGTGCATTGTTTCGTCAATGGTGTTCCAGTACTTATCTGTGCCCACAAACTGAGGGCCATATTCCCGTACTAATCTTTGCTCCAGTCCTAATGCCAACGCCGTCATTTCTTCATCACGTTGGAACCAAGTATTCTTGTCCTTCCACGCTAGGGCCTTTGAGTCCGGCTCTGGTACTACTCTAGAAGGTGTTGCTTCACTATATACACTACTATCTGTTTCCTGTAAAGAAGGTACATATTCTCTAGCTTTTTGAATCTTATAGTTTACTTCGTTTAATTTGCTCTGAGCTTCTACGATACCGTCAGAATCTCCTTCTTCAAGAGCATCTTTATACTGTTTTTTGGCTACCCCTAGTTCGAGTTCCGTTGATGCCTTGTACGTATCTAAGTAAGTTTTCTCGCCCTCAAACAATGTTGTCTTGAGTTTCTTATTCTCCTCCAGCATACGCTTAGCAAAAGCCATAGCCTCATTCTGTTCACGCATTGCCCGTTCTTTTTCACGGCGCTCATCGTGCCAGACCTTCTTCATCTGTTTAAGACGATTTTTTACCTTGTCTGAGTACTCTTCAAGCTCATCTTTCTCAAGCTCATCGACTAACTCTTTAGGTAACGGTTGCCGCCCACGATCTGCTGCAGGGGTATCGTCTTCTACCTCTATGTCTAGCTCATCTACTTCTTCCTTTTCTACAACTTGTTCCGCCTCGTCGGGGAACTCAAACTCATCTTGCCCGGGTTTCTCTATGGACATTTTAATACTCCTTATGTGTGGCTACGTGACTGCCATTAATACAAATTTGCACTATGCGCGTGAGATGCCTCTTGGATCTTCTACTACAGCTTCCACGCTATCGTCGTTCATGATCCTAAACTCGCGCCCATGTATCTTCAAACGAGTACCTGAAGTTGGTCTGGCTAGAATAAAATCACCTACTTTGCACCAAGGTGCAGGTACCATTTCCCCAGTCTCAGGGTCTTGTTTGTAAGGGAATCTAGACGAATCTTTATAACAAGAAGGGCCCAACGCCATTACAAAGAACACGGTACTTAGTACTTCTTCGTGCCGCATTGAAATATCAGACTTTAACAATCCAGTACTGTACTTAGCCTCAACTTCAGGAATCGTACATAGTATATGGTAGCCTGTTGGTTCTGGTAGCTGCTTTGCTTTCTCCTCTGGTGTTGCTGGTAGTACGGTTGAATCCAAACTATCGGGGTTTGTGCCGATAAGAATCTCACCTTCAGTCATCAGATTTCTCCATTTGCTCTTCGAGGTCTTTTATTAATTCAGCCGCAATGAGAAGACCCCTTACTACACCACAGCTATACTTGTACTCGTCAAAACTTCTGTTCCCTGTAGCTATATCGTCAACCGTACGAGTTTTCTGGTCGTCTAGCTTCTCTAGAATAAGTTCTAGTACGTTCATTATTTACCTTTTTGCCTGTTTTCTTTGTTAGGATTGTTCCTATTAGAGAGCTCACGCCCCATATCAATGCCCATACGAGTCCCTTCTAGTTCATGGGTAGCCTTAAGCTTTGCCTTTTCAGCACCTACTTTAGCCCCTAGTTGTAGGCCCGCTATACGTTCTTGAGAAGCAATGCGATCTCTTTCAATCTGTAACTGTTCAGTTTTAGCTGCCTGATCTGCTGCTGCTTTCTGTGCTTTTAGCGCTTGATCCTGCTGGCTAATCTGCACTCCTTGTTGCTTTATTTGTAGCTCTTGTTGCTGCATTTGCACAATTGGATCTTGTTGTGCTTGCTGAGCTTGTACTTGTGCTGCTTGAGATTTACTGTTTTGCAGTACCTTCTGTGCGGCAGCGGCGGCTAGACGAGATATTTGTACCTCCATCTCCTCGTCCATTTCTTCATCTGGTGCTGGGTAAGGCACACCAAGTTGTTCTTCAATCTGCTTCCTGTACTCAAACGCTGTGTGTTGTGCAATATGAGCTTGAGCTGCTGCCATAATCGACTGTGCCATAGGGTTTTGCCCCATAGTTTGCATAATCATCGGGTCTTGCATTGCAGAGGTATGTACTTGTATATGCGCTTGGTGGTCTTGGTATATGAACGCCTTGACCGGCTTGCCTTGTAGCACCGCCATGTTTTCAGATACTGGATCAACCGGTTTCTGGTCTTCTTCCATTTTTACTAGCTTCTCAGCGTGCTTTATCCCCAGAACTCCCAACATCTGCCGATGTAATAGTGGTAAGTCATATAACTGAGGAGCCTGTTGAGCTAACTGCATAGCGGCTTGGTACTGAACTACTTTCTGGGACATTGTTGCTGCGTTAGGATCAGACACCGGGATCACGTCGCACATATCGTAATCAGCTTGCTTCGCCATCCGCTTATCTTGACCGGGCTCGTAGTCATACGAATCAGGGGTGTAGTCTCTAATAATATCTCTTAAGAGCTTGAACTCCCGCTTCATAGAATAGTGAATACGTGCCTGAACTGCTGACATCACCTTAAGCGTTCTTTCCAGTATTGCTAGGGTTGTACCTACTGGAGACTGTGATGACATGTCAGATACTTTCATATCTGCGGCACTTGCAAACCTACGGCCTTCATCCACGATCTGGTTCAACAACCCCATCAGGACCTGACTTGGCTCCTTGTACGGCAGGGTCATAATGTTGTCTTTCATAGTGCCCGACGCTACGTCTACATCACGGAACTCGCCCGGAGCTATCGGTGTATCGTCACCCTTTACACGTAGACCCTTAGTCTTGAACCCACCCGGTAAGTTAGACAACGTACCTGCATCTACTAACTGGCGGAGCAATGATGTGCTGGATTTAGCAAACGCCCCAATCAAGTGGATCAGACCGAAGGCATAGAACCCAAACCCGGGTATATAGTAATAGTGCACAAAGTGATTCCGCTTCTGCTTCAGTTTGTCGTCTGGGTTCCAGTTGCGTCTGATAGCTAGTACAGCGTCGTTTGACCCTTTTGCAATAGTGATGATGTACGGCAGTGCAATCCCTGTCGGCTCCCCATCTTCATCCTCGTCCTCATACCCCGGCAGATCAAGGTCAACGTGCATCTCAAGTATCTTGTAGCGATCATCGGATGACGCCCTAAGCCCCTGCACCGAGGCTATTTTCTTATCAATTTCACTAAATACCTCTACTGGGTCACCTAGGTCAATATCCCGGTAGAATCCAGCTACCTGCAACTTACGCAGCTCATTCTCAGTCTTACGCATAACGTGAGTTACACGACCTGACGACTCCAAGCTAGACGCCCCGTAAGGAACAACGATGTCCTCAGCGGGTACAAACATAGCCACTTGGCGCTCTAGTGATGGGTCGTAATATACTTTCTTAAAGGCATTACCCGCTAGTCCCAAGCCCCATAACATTCTTTCATGCTCAGGCCGGTACTCAGGCATTACCTCGGTTAACTGGTAGTTCATATCATCCCGCACACGTTCCGCAGCTTCCCGTTTCTCTGGGGTATCCTCACCTATGATCTCAGTCTTAACTGGACCAGCAGCAGGGAATGTCTCCATTATTGTCTCTGCTTGAAACTTAACCAACGCCTCACTTAGTAGTGGGTGGTGTACTCCGCAAGCCCCGGGCCACGGCTCCGTGCGGTCTTCTATCTTCATCCCCAGCAGCTCAAGGCCATCTACATAAGTCTGCATCCAGTCTTTTCTTGAGGACTCATCTTCCTCATAGTCGCCAATTAAGTCTCCAACTAGCTCAGACATCTCGCCTTCGCTTAGTACCTCAGCTAAGTTCTCGTTAAACTCTCCTTCCTCTGGATCTGCTTTTCCAAGTTCTATCTCAAGCCCGTCCATGCTAATACGTACACCTTCTGGATCTTCGATCTCAATCTCAATGTCCCCTTCTAAGTCATCTTGAGGAAGCCCAAGTGGCGCACGGTGTATCGCTTTATCTATTGTCATAGCATGTCCTTATATTAACTTCCAGTTACCTTCGGAATACTCTTCTGGCATCTTTGTAGCCGATTTTTTGTTCAGTGCTTTTAGGTGGTCCGACCCTACAAAATAGACCCCCTCAGTCTGGGACAGTAGCCACTTATCCCTGTAGTCGTTTGCTTTCTGTGCTAGTTTACCAGCAGGGTTGGGGTATTCCTCCCAGTTCTTAGGCCACATCAGCCTTTCCCCTTCATCAATAAACTTCTTTACGTTACTCTCAGTAGCCTCAACTTTACTCTTATCTAGCATACCTGCTGCTTTTAAAAACTGTGTAAGGGTATCAGCACTAAACTTACGCCCCTTAAAATACCCCCACTTATCTTGTGTATCTAGTGCGCTATCAAATATAGTCTTATCTGGTTGCGTAAGTATCTGCTTTTGCCCATTTACCTTAGTATTTGTAAACAATGTGTATAGAAACTCCTTTGGGTAGCCTTTTACTTCCTTACTAGCTTTATCATCCCATGAGCCTTTATACGTAATACCAGCTAACTTGTCGCCCCCATCCCCTTCATAGTACGCACCATACTTCTCAGCAATCTGTTTTACCCACTGGGGGACAACCGTTTTCTTTCCGTGTTCTTGCCCTACATAGGCTACTTTTCTGCTCGGGGTTAGTATCTTCATTTAGTAGTACCCTTCGAACCTACGCTTAAACTGCCTTGGCTCATCTTCCTCATCTAACAGAGTCTTGATGTAGCCACCTTTACGGAACCGCATTAGCGCAAGGGACACAGAATCCACATAATCGTCATGTTCACCTGCAGGAAACGAAGCCACTTCATCTATTACTTCTTCCGCCCAGTTAGTATTAGGTGCCCATACCCTACCAGACGCAAATAAATCAGATACAGCGTTGAGTCTACTAATCTTATCATTGCCTTTAGTCGGCGTAAACTCTTGCACTGGGATGCCCATCGCCCTCATCTCGTATATCAGGGGAGCACCCGAGGCTTTCTTTTCAATAATGATACTATCTGGTTCCCACTCTTTGTAATGTTCTATTGCTACTTTCTTAAGTCTTGGAAACTCCATTCTTTCTCGGAAGGCATTTAACAGTATAATGTTAGCTTGCATTATTCCTGTGTCATCCTCCTTGTAGAACACGCCCCACGTAGTTAATGCTGAATAATCCGCCCTCTGAGTCTTTTCAAACGCAGTATCCCAAGCCATTAGTGTGAATTCACACGACGGGGGGTCCTCTTTCTCCCAGAGTTTCCACCATTCCCTCTTAACTATTGCACTTGTTTCAGAAGTGGGGTTCTGCTGGTACTGAGCCATCCATTTTGAGTTGGGCAGCTCCCTTTTTAGGGCTTCAAGTTCTTCTAGGGGCCAAAACTCAGGCCATAGGGGTGAACCCGAGTCCATAATAGCAGGAAACTCAATAACTTCCCACTCCTCCCCGCTTCTTTGTGCCGAAGATTTAAGCACTTGCCCTACAAGATCTCGTTTACTCCACCGAGTAGCTACAATAATTATAGCCCCACCCGGTTGTAGACGTTGCCTTGGCCCCGATGTGTACCACTCGTAAGTCTTATCGTAGATTTCTGGGCTATTCTCCGCTAATGCAGCCTCTTGTTCAGAGTGTGGGTCATCAATGATAAGTAAATCAGCGCCTTTACCCGTTACAGCACCCCCCACCCCAATAGCAAAGTAGTCTCCCCCTTGGTTTGTAGCCCACCGACCTGCTGCTTTAGAGTCAGTCTGCAGTGCAACCCCGGGGAATATCCTCGTATACTCATCTTTATCCACTAAGTTACGCACCTTACGCCCAAATCCTACCGCCAACTCAGCAGTATGGGACGTTTGGATGACTTTCTTATGGGGATACTTACCTAAAAACCACGCTGGAAGGAGATATGAGGCAAATTCTGACTTAGTATGGCGTGGAGGCATGTTGATAATGAGCCGTTTTAGCTCCCCACTAGCCACTCTTTCAAATGCTGAGGCCATCTTTGCATGGTGCCGCCCTGAGATAAACGTAGGCCACACCTGATTAACAAACGCTATGAACTTCTCTTGGGCTAACTTTTTCTTCCTTAACTCTTCTAACTTGCCTAACTCTGCTAACAGCCTTTCTTGTTCCGGCGCGGATAGCATTGGTAGTATGCTAGGTATATCTTTTAATGTAACGCTGTCAAATAACTCAGCCATTAACTAGCTCCGTCATAAGCTCTGTTGGCTCTGGCTCAGGGATCTCAGCAATACCAAGTATGTCGTCTAGGTCTGCTCCAATAGGTACAACGTCAATTATATCGGCATTAAGAAGCCGTTTGACCCGTTCCTTGATTGCGTTCTCTAGTTCGCTTGGGTCCTTATAGTGTATGGTGATCTCGCTACGCTCTGTAAACAGACCTATATCACTATGCTTCCCTAGCAGCTCAAGGGCCTTTAGCTCAAACTTGGTATCCCCGCAGTTAGCAATCTCCATTAGCTTATTAGTAATCGCACTTCGTGCGGAGGCTACGTCCATTGCGAGCATCTGCCCATACGTTCTTAGAAACGCGGCTGCGGCAAAAGCTGTATTTGGTGTATTTAGTGCGGAGACTTTCTTAGACTTGATTGCTGCTTCGAGCAAAGCCTTTTCCCTAACTGCGTCCTCTCCGGAGACTTCTAGTTTTGCGCCGAGGTCTACCTGCAGCTCAATAGTGTTACCTGCAATAGCCATCTCCTCAGCAAAAGTCGCCCCTACCTCATCCGACGTATTGTAGGGCATCGGTACTGATGCTGTTGGTTCTAGGTTAACTATGGGCATGTAAGAAGTTTGTTTAAGTGAACTCCAGTGTGCTGGAGTATATGCAGCCTAATCTAAAAAGTAAAGTAAAAAATATATACCCCCGGGGGGTATGAAATGGAAATGATGCCGGGGGGTGTTCTGGAGGGAGGATAGAGGGGGCTTGTGGATACTCTAGTAGGGCGAAGTCTTAATTTTATAAAAAATGGAAGTGTAATGTGCAAATTAGTAAGTAAAGGGGCGAGATGTAACTAGATTTAGATTTGGGGGGTTGGGAGTGGGTAGGTTTTCCCCTGTCCTAACATTGTTAGGCTACAGACAAAATAGTTATTTATTGTTTACATAGATTAGGTTTGATTAGTATTTTGTGTTACATTATAACTGTAACATCGTAACACGGCAAGCGAATCCTAGCCGATACAATAGGGTTCAATACTTAGGAGTAAAGCATCATGGAAAATATTACAGTCACCAGCGTATCAGTACCAGTAGACTTGGGCAATCTGCGAATTGCCGTAGCCGAAGCACTTGCAAGCAGTTATGGTGCTCAGCGTGTATATGGTGAGACATTGAACTCAGTACTGCCTAGATTCTGGTTTGATGTGGAGCATAACATGACTGGCGAAACTGCGAAGACAACTAAGATTGAGAAGGACGCGTTGTATGCGGTACTCAAAGCGGCTAAGCATGCAAACCCTAGTGTTATATGGGGAAGGGTTCGCACTTATGGACGCGAAGCGTATCACCTAGCCGAAACGGCGGCACGTCATGCTGAGATGACATCCGAAGAGGTTACAGCCGAGTTAGAAGCCGAAGCCACCGCGAAAGTAGCAGAAGCAGGATCACGTAATAAGTCTCCAAAAGTTCGCAACCTTGACGAACTGGTGGCATTGTACAAGTTTAACGATAGGTTACCAGTTGCAGCGTTAACCGATGAGATTGTAGAAGTTCAGAAGCACATTGTCCTAGCATTAAAAGCACTTGGATATAAGTTTGAACTGATAACAAAATCACTCTAACCTAACCTTCCCGCCCGAAAGGGCGGGATTCTACAAAGGATAACAAAATGACAATCTTAAGCATAGGGTACGCCACCAAAAAAGCATTGAAAGCAAGTACAGGTAAGAGGTTACGCTATTTAGAGACCAGTTTTTTTGGCTCTGAATATAAACCAAATGGAACTTTTATGGTAACTGGTAAAAATCGTTCATGGTTTGCAGCGGTCACAATGGCAGACGGGCTTATTTATAAAGTAGCCTAACCAACCCCCCGCCCGAAAGGGCGGGATTCTACAAAGGATAATGACATGAAACCAACCCCCATTTTTGGGTTCTTTTCTTCCCACAACTGCCCTATAACCGATGCAAGGCGATACCTTGATGATTTACTAGACTCTGGAGACATCACGACTGAAGAATA